GAGGCTCTACGTGGGTTATCCCCTGACTTCACAGGTGGCTTTAATGTTCCACCCTTATAGGATGCTCTGCCCTTAGCGTTAAGCCCACCCTTAGGATTCTTACCTTCTTTACGTTGCCATGCAGCACTCATTTTTTACCCCGATACTTTGCTGTTTTCTTTGCTATGTTTTTGGGTTGTTTAACAAACTGTTTGCCCTTTGCATTACCTGCAGCCTTAGCCTTATTAGTTGCTGCTTTTTCTGCAGGAGTTAAAGCATCCCATGCTGCAGAGGGTAGATATCTTTTCTTACCTTTAGATGGTTTGCCGTCAGAAGTTTTCCACTTTTCTTCAGTCCATTTTTTAAGAGACTTTTGAGATTTAGCAAGTGCCATTACTTGTAACCCCCGCCTGCTTTTTTATATTGAACTGCAAGTAATTGTGCTTTACGGGCTGACCATTCTCCTGGGTCTCCACCCTTAGAACCAGCCTTAATCTTTTTAAACAAAGCAGCACGCATGCCAGGCTTGGTGTAGTTACCAGCAGCATTTACTTTAGACTTTGTTTTCTTTTTCATTACTTACCTTTAACTCTTTTTAGTCTAGGGTTTTTCTTTTTAGCAGCAGGGGAAGCCTTGCGGGCAGCCGAAGCAAGAATCGCACTTGCACTCTCCTTGCTGATTCCCTGCTTCTTCGCAATTCCCGCAGCAACTTTCTTGAACCCTGGATGCTTCTGCTTCATTAACGTTGGCGTCCTTTAACATATTTACCGTTCTTATCAATTTGGTCGGATGAAGTACCCTTCTTCCCCTTTATGATTGCATTGATTGCTTCAATAACTTGGCGGTCCTGATTGTTACCAGATGCAATTGCAGCACGCTTCGTTGCTGCTTCATTGGCTGGACCACGGTTTTGATAATCAAATTGTGCGCCTAGGGATGTACCAATTGCAGTAGGAACATCTCTGGCTTCACGCATAGCGTTGCCTATGTAGCCACCAACTCTTTGGAGTGGACTTTTACGGGTAGCCATATTACTTCTTCTTACCCATTTTCTTCATAGCCATTTTCTTCATACCCATTTTGGTTTCCATTGCTTTTTCTTTCTTGGATTCCATCTTTTCGCCCATTTTGTAAGCAGCCTTCTTTGCAGCAGCCTTACCTTTTGCTGTGTATGGGAACTTCTTATTTCCTACTTTTGGCATTATATTTGTCCTATCTCTTTCATAACCTCGGCTACTTTGGTATTTATTTTTTCTGCTTTAGGCATAGTTTCCGAGTTGTATGCTGTGCCTAAAATCTCTGATGCTTCATGTGCCTGTTGAATATCTCTCATGGTAGTTCCTGCTGGACGCATACCTTGGTCTCTTGCATCTCTATAAGCCTGTAGTTCTGCATTCCATTTTTTATCTGGAATATCTCTTTTGGCATCTCCAGCATTTACCTGAAGTCCCATTACTTTGCATCCAAAACAATCATCTAATGGTTCTGGATGTTCTTCCCAGTGATACGCCATCAATCCCCCTAGATTGCTGTGAAGTTTGCTTCCGTTACTCCAACTCCGCCTGCAATTAATGCAGCCTTAGTTGCCTCATTTACTGTGTGGTTATATCCGCCACGATAGAACTCATCGTAATCATCAAGAGAACTATCAATTGGATAACGAACTTGTGTATATGTTCCACCACTTTTAGCAATGGAAATTCCTCTATTGTCTTTATAGAAAAAATGTAAGCGATGTCTACCAATGGGTCCTTCTCGGACTATTGGTGTTTTGAATATGTAATCTGCCATTATTCTCCCTTAATGAACTTACTGATGAGGCTAGGTTTCCCTAGCCCCACCCGTCAATCAACTAAGAAGCGATTGAAGAACCAGACTCAATGCGATATAGAGCCTCTTCACGGTAGCGTGCAAAGCCAAGTACGCCGTACCAACCCATTGGGCGATGACGCATCAACTTGTCAACTACTGGTCCGATAACTACATGTGGCTCTTCAGCAACTGCCTCAGCCAATGCTTGCTGTCCAGCAAGGATTGTGCGGTAGTTACGTGCTGAAGAAGCACCATCAGTTGCATTGTAAAGACGTGCAGATTCTACGAAGAATGCACCTTCGTAGTTTCCGATTTCTCCTGCCCAGATGCGGTCTTGTGAAGAACCGTATTGGTTAGGAAGCAACCATCCTGCTGAACCTGTCTCAGCACGAAGGTCGTGTGAAACTTCTGGGTGGATACCACACCAGTATAGGCTGCCCTTGCGAGCAATAGACTTGTTAGCACGTAACTTAGCAACAGCCTTACGGATGTTTGCTGAAGATAGTGTTGCTGCTGCAGTGATTGTTGCAGTAGATGTTGCTGTTGAACCTGAGTAGATTACGTTTGTACCTTGGCGAAGAGTATTCATCGCAACCTGGTCAATAGAATCTGCAAGGTTGAACGCAATGATGTTAGCAATTGCTGGGTCAACATCTGCGAGTGAGAACAACTCAAGTGCACGAGTTACAAGTACTGAGTTACCATACTCTGCAAGAGTAATGGTTACAGATGTTGGTGTAGACATTGCTACTGCATCTGGGTCAGTATCTTCTGTTAGTGCTGAAGTTGCTGCTGAAAGGTCAACATAGCGTTGTAGAACAACTGTTGAACCTGGGATTGCTTGCTTTGCGGGACGCTTATCTGCGACAGAACGAATTAGGGGTTCTGCACGGAGAGCGAACTCAAGAAGACGGTCATACGCCTTCTGGACTAGACCTGCACCACCAGCGGTACCTCCAAGAGAGGAAGAGCCTGTGGATACGTAGGAGTTAGCCATTTTTTCACCTCCAAGTGAATTAGGAAACTATGATTATTAGTTTGAGTTCAGGAGTGCAATTAACTCTTCCGCACTTTGTGCGTTATCGAGTTTTGAATTTAAATCCTGTGCTCGTTCAGGGGTCATAGCATTCTGAGTAATTACGTCTTGTTGACGTAGTGCCGCAAGGTCAATGTTTGTTTGCTCTTTATTCTGACCATTGTCAGATACTTGCAAACCAAATAAGTCTGCGTTATCATCGAGCCAATTATTAACTGACTCCTCGTTAACGTCATCCAAATCCTTGAGGATTAGTCTTACTGCTTTTGCGTTGACGCCCTTCTTTTCTAGGACTTCTTTGACGGTTCTCTCACGCTGCACCTTGGATAAACTCTCAAGTTGCTCAGTAAGTTCTTTGATACGTTTCTCATCAGCACGCTTGGCTTTGCGTAACTTCTTTAACAAGTCACCGCCATCGTTTGAGTAAGTGTCTGTATCATCGATGTCATCATCTTCATCGTCCCAGTTTATGTTGTTGCTCATAGCAACCACCCTTTCTATTCGTTGATTAGTCGCAAGCCACAGTTCAGTTCGGGGAAACTGGCTGGCTCTTGCTCCCAGACTTATACGCTGCGTGGGGCTGGTAGGTCCACGTCAGGAATTTTTAGTATTGTCCTGCTGATGAAGTTCTGTTTAAGTAACCAGATGCATAAGCACCCTTAGAAGCACCAGATGCACCAAGGAATCTGTTCTGCTCACGGGCTGCTAAATCGGCTAACTTACGCTGCTCAGAGGCTAAGCCCTTTAGGTAGGCTCCTTCTGCTTCTGCTTGTGTATATCCAACGCCTTCGAGTTCTCCAAGTTTCATAGCAGTTGGTAGAGCAGAGGCAACCTTTGCATAGCCTGTATTTGCTGCTGCTTCAGTTACTCCAAGTGCTGCCAAATCTTCGGCACTAAGTACGTTAGTGACAAGTCCTTGACGGGCTGCAGCAGAACCAATCTGTGCTGCTTGAACCTTAGTTGTCAATCTTGTTTCTGTTTCCTTAGGGTCTAAGAAGTATGAAACTAAATCCTTATCAGTTACTGATGGGTAATATGTCTGGAAAGTTTTAAGAATTTCTGGACGGTTATTAACTTCTTCAACTGCCATCTGAATTCTTTTCTTTACTTCAGTAGGCGCAATATCTGCGCCAATAAATGTAGCAAGTTTTGCCTGTTGGTTTGCTCTTGAAGAACCAAGAACACCGCTAACACCGTAGGCAGCAAAGGCTTCTTGCATTTGATTTTCTAATTGTAGGTAAACATCTTCACTGTAAACATTCTTACCTGCAGCACGGCGTGCTTCATTACCAGCAAAACGTGTTTGATACTCCTTTGTGTTGCGAAGTTTTAATGTTGCTTCTGCAGATGGGGTACCAGTAAGAATTAAATCCTTAACTGTTTTAGCCAATTCACCAAGTCCATACTTAGTAAACTCTGATTCAAGAATTGCATAAGCAGAACCACGTTCTAATCTTAAACGCTCTGCTTCTTGGGCTGCTGCTAAATCTGCTGCATATCTAGTTGCTGCTGCACCAGCATTGGCTGCTGCAAGATTTGCTGCATTGGCATCGGCTGCTGCTTTTGCTGCAGCATTAGCATCATTAGTAGATACCCATGTATTAACAAATGCTTGTAATTCTTCAGCACTATTAAACTTATATGTTTGACCAGTATTAGGGTCAGTCCAACTATATGTTTTAAATCCTTCAATAGTAACTGAACCATCACTCCAAGTAACTGTTTCTGTTCCATCTGGATTCTTAACACGAGACTTTTCTGTTTTAGTTGTTACAGTTGAAGTTGTTGGATTAGTAGTAGTTTTTGTAGTAGTTGCAGTAGTTGTAGTTGGAGTACTAGTTACACTAGTTCCAGTAAATCCAGAGGCTGCATTAATACCAGCAAGTGTAGTTGTGTTTACACCTGAACCAGCAGCAAATGGATTAGCACCACCAGTTACTCCACCAGCATAAGTATTAGTTGATGTTTTAGTTGCTGTTACTGTAGGAAGATTAATAACTTGATTTGGTCTAATTACATTTAGATTAGTAATCTGTGGATTGGCAGCAGCAATTGCAGCAACGCTAGTTTTATTAGCAGCAGCAATTGCGGATAGGGTGTCACCCTTTTTAACCGTTACTGTTTCTTTAGGAGCAGCCATTGTTATCCCTGCAATCCAAAGTCACGTAAAATTGATAGCGCAAAATTACCGACTTTCTCGTGGGCTTCATCTGTGTATTGCCAATCTGGGTGCTGCATAGCAGCCATATCCATTTCCCAGAGTGTCTTTAGTTCCCCTTTATCATTAAACATATTCTTCTGGAACCAAGGGTCCTTCATGGTCATATTAGCCTTTTGTAGTTTTGTACCAATACGAGTTACATATGGTTGGTATACATCAGATACTGTTAATCCTTGACGCATCAAATTTCTAACAGATTCAGGCTGACCAATCATTGCCTTTGTTTCAATTTCTTTTTTAATAGCAGCAAGACTATCGCCAGCATCTAGACGTTTCATCCAGCCAGTAATATCTTGTTGAGTAAAATCTTTTTCTAACTCAAAACCCTGCTTGATTGCATATGTCTTAATGTCCTCAATATTCTCGGCAATGTTACCT